CAATCACTTAGTAAGAGGCCTAGAAAACCTTCAAAAGCAATTCCGAAACTCTGGATTTGCCAACATAGGATTGCGCCAAGAACCCGTAGGTATACTACTTAGAGGCGCACCCGGAGTCTTTAAGACGCAGGCGGTACAGCATATGTGCCGTGCTCTATGCGCTCAAACCTTGGAAGGTAAAGATTTACTAGCGTTTAAGTCATCTCCAGACGCTTTTGTTTTCAATCGTCAAATTGAAACAGAGTACTGGGAGGGTTATAATTCCACTAAGCATATCACTATCATAGATGATTTTGGCCAATTTAGAGAAACAACAGGTTCAACCACGAGCGAAAGTATGGAGATGATTAGGATGATTAACGAGAATCCTGCATCCCTTCATATGGCTTCAATGGAAAGCAAAGCCAACACTACTTTTTCATCAAAATTTGTACTCGCAACTACTAATGCCGTTACAATAAGTCCTAATACCATTATAGATAAGAAAGCCTTATTAAGAAGATTTAATTATGTATATACCGTGGTACCCGTCAAAGATTTGAGACTAAATGATGAAACAGAGCCTATGTTAATGAAAATAGACAAGACTAAGTTACCCACAGGATCAGAAGGGATAACATCTTCCAAACCTCAACAAATATTAGAATTTCTACAATATGATTTGGAGACTAATTCCTATACTGGAAAAGTGCTCACCTTCAACGAAGTTGTTAGAGAGATTGTAAAAGGATATAGGTTTCGTGAATTATGTTATAAACAGAAAATGTTTGAACTCAAAGGCACTAGCGATGAATGGTTACCAGCGGACGACAAACCGATAGTACAATCCCAAATCGGTCAAGAATCTGACACTAAATTAAATGTAAGTTTAATCCAAGGTGAGATATCACATGCTAAAGCTACAACCGAATGTTCAAAAGAGAATGTTTTCCATAATATTCATAAATCTAAAGCTACCTTAAATAAGGAAAATTTAACCACTTTTGATAAATACAGTTCTCATGCCATAC